AAGATTCTGGTGTAATCGTGTCTACCACAGGCACCAATACAATGCTTTCGCCGACCCCTTCAACATAGTAGGTGTTGTCTAAATATTCAACAGGAGTGATATCTCCCCTAAAAGTAACCACTAGGCCATTGCTGAACGTTACTCCATTGGGACTGGTATATTGTTTAGCGCCAATAATATTGTTGACATTAAGGGCACTAGCGTCTTCTGGTTCAATTAAACTTAGCTCGCCTACTAATTGTGGGTCCACGCTGTCTTGATAATACAGGGTATCTAAGATCGCAGTAAGCAATGGAATCTGTTCAAACCAACTGTCGTCGGTACGATACCATTGAGTGCTACTATACTGACTGCCTTCAAGGATTCTAAATTTTTCCAGCTTATTAACTGCTCTAGCCGAAGTCACATTTAGATACTGACGGCCTGATTGATCAGTCACATAGTTAATCTGCCAGATACTATAGCGTTCATCAAGGCTGGTAATTTCTGCCACTTCACTAAAAGAACGTTCGTTGTATCCTGGTTGTTCGTCATCACTGGGTGTGGGACTATAAAAACTTGCTCTAAGCCATCCACCTGCTTCAGCAGTGTTGGGAGTGACTTGAAAAGGACCTGCACCCTCAATACTTTTAATGTTAAAGATTATGAGCTTGCCATCAAGATCAGTGATGCCATCAATACCATCAGGATATTTTGCAAAAAAATCTTCAACATAAGCATGATTGATATCGCGATAAGGTATGTCACTGACCAAGTCTACAGGATCAAGTTCGTTGAGCGTGTAGTAAAAGTTCTGTGCTGTTTTGTTGGGTACATTGAAAGTAACTGTGCCTAGATCCTCACCGTTATTGATCACTCCCAGCACATCTCTGCTGCTAATATTAGGAGTAGTAGGCATGCGTCCGTCGATGCCAGGTTGCGCTTGTATAAAGAACTGTGGACCTGACCCAGCTTCCCCATCAATTATTGAGAACGTGCCGGTCATCTGTGCACTGGTTTCACTACTGTAATACAGCAGATCCGGAGCATTTTGCGGCACAGTAAAAATCACAGTTCCCTCATTGGCTCCGTTGTTGGTCACACCATTGTCGTACACATTAACCACACCAGTGCTGGCTATGGTCTTAATCCAGAAAGGAAAATTACCGGCAATACTAAGTGTGAAAATATATGTGTTGCCGCGCACAAGAGTAAGGTCAGGATTGAGTACATAGTCAATCACATAGGCTTTGTTGGTCTGATTGGTTACTCTTAGATTAACCGTGGATGTTTTATTCTGCGCAATTTCAAAACGATAACTGCCTCCACGCACCAAGGTTAACGTGGGGTTTTGACCCAGTTGGCCAGAAAATGAATAAAAATTGTTGTTGCGTGTGACTTCAATGGTGCGAGATATTGCAGCAGTACCACCGGTGACATCCACTGACAGAGGCCCAGTTGGCAACCAATAGTATTCACTGTAGTTTACAAGCTTGTCATAGTCAATCAAGGGATCAAACGCATAGTATTGACTACTGTACAGTCTGTCATCACTAGTTACGTCTGCGCCAGCCTGCTGTAGAGCATCTACAATACCCGGATAGGTTATGGCATCAATAACAGTATCCGTATCTGGCACCTTAATGGCCACAGCAGGCTCTAATTGATAATTTGTGCGTTCAGCAGTGGGCTCAACTACGTATTTGGCGTCTGTGGGATTTATGCCGGGGCCAATTTTACGTCCAATGAAACCTTGAGTTTTTTTCAGTGCAGGTTCCTGCACCAGTTGATCCAGTGTTGCTCCTAGAAACTGTCTATTGGTCTTGGTTTGAAAGATCTCTGGTAGAAAATCAACTGAACGAACTTTTGCCATTAAATTACTCCGCTACCAGGTGCTGTGCGCAGATTGGTACTGGTCAACGCATCAATAACTTCCACGTCAGCCACTGTGGCTGCGTTCACAAATATTTCATTTGGAGCCGAACGTATTTCATACATGTCACCAAAGGCCTTCTGTGGGTTGATTGGTACAAGCACTACTGAACTCACGATTGTGCCAATTTCTCTATGAATGTATGCCGCCAATTCACTAAAATAGAATGTATCACCAAAGTTCCACTTGTCTATTGTAAAATAATCATTAAGGCTTTGAACCACTGCATTTTTGATTTCACTCACACTGGCTGTTGAATTAGCTGCTTTGATAACCTTGATTGTTGCCCGCAGATCATTAGTGGCCTTGTTACCGAACAGTGGCTTGAATGTAACTGAGTTCATGATCACATTATCACTCAACATTTTGTAATCCTGTAGTCGTTGGAACTGCGTGGTCAACTCATTGATAGTGGGCTGTGCAGGTTCTGGAACAGTGCCTGTGCTGTCCTTGATATAGTTCTGGTAGGCAATGTAGTAGTCTTGAGTGACCACATACACATCAATAATATTTGTGATTGACGGATCTATTCTATTGCTTAACAGACTGTTGTGACGATACTGATAGTATAGGTTTTGTCTGCCAAGTCTTGCCAAGAATTCTGTGGTTTGAATTAGAGTACGTGTACCAATTGTATCAATTACCAGCCTCCAAAACCCTTGTTCAAGGTAAGCATAAAACACCTGCCCATCAAGATATTCACTCTTATATGTTTCAATCTCAGCGTAGGTACCATATTGATAATTCACTCGACCTTGCTCTACTAAAAGATATCTTTGCAGATCATTAAAATCCACTGTGGCTTCTAAAAATACTAGATTACCACTCTGGCTCGCTGTGGGATCTGGTCCCACTATCTCTTGGAAGAAATCAGGGTTGTCTGCGGATCCATCTTGATCGCTGTCTTGAAAACTCACAATCACTTGAAAGTCGTTAACATAACCATCGCTTTCTTCAGGCTGTGCAATAATCTGCATGTCTATGTCAGAAGGCAATGGTGAATTGCTACTGGGCAGGCTGTTGGATTTTAATACTTTAATGAAATCCTTGATCACTGTGCCTAGACGACTGTCATAAATTGCATTACCGGTTTCAAAAAAGAATCTGGTTTGGAGCACTGAAGCAAAGTAATAGGTCAGCTCGCGAGTGCTCACAGTGTATTGCGTGCCATCAGTAAGAAATCTCACTAACCAACTGCTGTCTTGATTAGCACCTGTGGTACTTTGTTGATTGACCAGGCTAAACGATCCGTCTGCATCAAGATTACTTTGACCAATCACATACCATTCACCAGTAAGATTGTTGAATCCTAGACCAAAATTTCTATAAAGCCTTATCTGTTCAATGGCATTTTGCAGCACTGTGCTAGGCAGATCAGTGATAAAGATCGGAATTACCTGGCTAGCCACTGCTCCTGTAGGCACAAAGGTGTTGAGTGCCACTGGGCCAGTACCATCATCAAGATTGCCACGTCCTTGATTTGTACCATCAAGAATAACTGCTTCTACTGTGGCCCAAATAGTGGTTTTGTCAGTGTCTAGACTAGGCAGGCCAGGCAACAATCTATTATATTGATTGAAGTAATAACCATCAGGCGCGGTGAATTTTACCAAGGCAGCTGGTGTGATGTACTTGGTATTGTTGCTACTAAACCCACCAACACTAACTGGATCGCCATTGCTGTCCTCAAAGTAGCCTGTGCACTGATTTGTCAAGGCTGTGCTTTGATTCCAACTTACTGCCAAGGGAATAAGATTAGGCCTTACAAAATTTGCATAGTAAAATTGTAATACGCCAGGAGTTTTTATACCTGGTTGCACTTGATTTGTGATAGCGTCAGCAATGTCATTGGTAGTGAACCATGAGAACTGAAATGTTGGCAATGTGTTTTCTTTGTACAACCCACCATCACTACCAAACACATTGGTACTGGCATACTTGTTGGTGTTGTCCACAAGTTCAAGATAACGTGATGTGCCAATGGCACTGCGATTAACTGCTTTGCTTTTGATAATGCTGTTGTACAGAGTAAATGGAAATAGATTGTAGTCTTCTCCATTAACCATGCGATTCTGCGTGTAGTATCTGGCAGGTGCACGCTGTTTGATTTCGTCTAGAAGTTCACGACTTTGTGAATTACTAACAGGTGCAGTCAAGCCTACCGTGAATGTGATTGTCTCAATCCGACCTGTACGACTCACGTAGTTGATTGGCAATGCCACGGTGGCCATTTCGCTGGGATTAATTATGTACTCAAGTCCGTTTGAACTGCGTACATAGGCTCTGAATGTGCCCACAGGTATAGCCGAAAACACGCCGTCGCCAAAGGTTAGAGAAATTTGATCGTTTAGACGACTGATGGTAGAATATATTTTACGCAATTGTCCAACGGCTTGCTCTGCTGCTGCTGTGTACACAGACTCTACATACTGCCACTCTTCTGACACAGAACCAATATCGTCAAGTTGGAACAACCATCGATCTTCATTGTTTATACCTTCAATGTTGACATTGACCACACGGTTTGTAACACGCTCTGGCAAATTAAAATCTGTTGACAGCAAATTGCCCTGTTTGAAGTAAAAGAAAAATCCTGAATTCTGTGAACCAAATCCCAAGGAATCATTGCGATACAGCATGTTAAATGCACCATTAGGACGCGGCGCTGGCTCATAGATATATTCTCGTCCTGCACTAGTCACGCTTACTGCTTCAAAAGGCATGTTGATGCCATCAACTGTGGCTGTGAAAGGAACCACTGGCAAGTAGCCAGGACTGATATTCAAAGTGTATTCTTCAGTGTCTATACCAAGAATGTCTTGATCTGCACCCGGGCGTCCAAAACGCTGTGTATCCACCAAGGCAGAGTTCACAATGGTAATAAACTGCTCAAACCAATCGCCATTGGTAGCGTCGTTCCAGTTCACTGTGATATTACTGAGATTGATTCCGTTGTAATCCAAGACATTTTCAGTGGTAGTAACTGAAGTAACCTTGAGTAGACCTTGCGCAGGGCTGTTACGCTTTGGAGTATAGCTGACTAAGTTAGCCAAGCGCACCACACTATCGCGGCGTTCTGCGGTGTCAATATAGTTTTCACGTGCATTGAGATCTGCTCTAAAGGCCAGACTCTGTCCCATGAATGCCATGACGTCCAGCAGCGCAATGAACTCTGAGCTTTCAATGTAGTCATTAAAGGTTTCAGGATAATACAACCTTAGGTAGTCTACAAAGCTCTTGCGCAGTGTTTCAAAGTCGTAGCTTTGGAAGTCGGCTTCTCGGTAGGTCTGGTATAGTTGTTTCCAGTCCTCAACGCCAAAAATTGCAGTTTGTCTAGTGGTTATGGCCATAATTTCTCTGTTTTGGTATTTATTGGCGAATAAACCACGTGGTTAAATGTAGCTGGCTCGTCGGGTTTCTTGATCAAAAAACAAAGCAAGACGCTCTACTGTGGTACTGGGCACAAACTGTATTTGCACCTGTATTAGAATACCGTTGAGCTGCGGATAGGTTTCAACTTCTGAAATTTTCAAGCGAGGATCACCACCTGCCACTCGCTGAATTTCTTGCACTATGGCATTTTCAGTTTCTACGGTTTGAGATTCAAACAAAAAATCCCACACAGCAGTGCCAACGTCTGGGCGCCCTACCAGCTCACCTTGACGAATGTTGAATGCGTTGATCAGATCCTGTTTGATGAGATCTTCATCCACTAAAGTGAATTTTTTACGCTGTCCTTGAGTACTGAATCCAATAAATGTGGTCATGTTATATTTACCCTAGTCTAGCAAGCTCTGCTCGCAGGCGTGCAATTTCCTGATCGGCTTCTTCAACTTTCTTTAGCCAGAAGGTGTAGTCCTTGTAATTGTCTTGTCTTTCTAGAAATTGGCGACGAGTTTGTTGTTCTTTTTCTTTTTGTGCAATTTGTGCCT